TTTTTAACATTTGTAATTGTGCGATACGCTCGTTTGAAGCAATATCGGCTGCTTTTAGGTTAACTTGCTTCTCTTTTAGCATCACATCTGCCAATTTCAGTCGTTTTTCAAAGTCTGTACTTTTGTCAATGTTGGTTGCAGCGGCCTGAATGATGTCAACTCGATGCTTTTCAGGCAAAAGTTGTGCTTCCATCATGGCTTTTTGAGCTTCTGCCTGCTCTTTAGCGGCTTTTGCGTTAAGTTCCTGAGCCTGAGCCTGTTTAATAGCCTGATCAAGCTGCTGAGACTGCATCAGGGCCTGCTGTTGCTCTGGATTGGGTTGACTCATTTGATCCAAAGCAGCCATAAGTTCGCCACGGTTGGTCAAAGAGCTGTTTTGCAGGATTCCTTTCAGAATCAGCGGCAAGACAGGCGTATTTGGCCCCAAAGTCTGCAACAAAGCGATAAACTGTTGTTGTTCGTACTCCCGCGCCATAATACCCAGCGTGGCAGTGGGGATAAATTCCATATCCACAGACGGATAACGCTCTGGAGCGAACTGCATATACCTGAAAGCAGCTTTTTTGATGAACGGAATCAGGAAATCTTCCTGGAAATTGCTCAGGGTGCGCTTATATTTCTTGATAATACCGGCAAGCACCATGCTCATTCCGCTGGCTCCTGCGTCCCTTGGAGCCTGTGTAGGCATGCCAGAAGCGTCTACCGTGCCTGTGGCCTGTAGCAGCATACGCTCAAAGTTCTGAGCGGCAGCGGCATTAGAGCCATCGGTTTGCCCAAACTTGAACGGCATCAAAATCTCTGACGGAGCGCCGTTGGTCAGGATTGCCTTACCCGGACGAACCTCAAACTTGGCTCCCCTAGGCAGACGAGTAGCGTCCATAGCGATCATAGGAGCGGTTGTAAGCGCCATAGAATCGAGCTGGGCGCGATACTGGCTATCAATAGCCTTCTGCATATTGTAGGCTTTTTCAGCGGTTCCACGACCCCAGAAACGCCCCGGAACGGTATCGTCTTGATAAGCCACCACAGGACGATCTTTCATCATGTAGGGGCTTTCCTCAGCCTTTAGCAGGATATTGTCGTTAGCAATCACCACAATGGCTTCCACCATATTGCAGTAATCGTCTGCTTCGGATTCCTCTGGAAATATTTCCTCGTATTCGACTTCCTCGCCAGAGGCTTGTAAATACTCTCTAGGAACTAGGCCATAATAAGTTAGTAGCTTGACTTTATCATTTTGGTACTGAGAAGCTTCTTGGGTTGGTTCAAGCTCCTGAGAAGTATAAGAAGATCCAATATCAACCTTCCTATAAGTACCATTTTCTATGTTTTGCACGACTTTGTGCAAAGACACATACTTCTCAATGGCAACACCAAGCGCATCTTCGATGCTGTCAGCGTTTGGATCAATCAAGAAATTCTTGGGATTAACCGGCTTGATAGGAACGCTGATGCGCTGGTATTCTTCCACGCCAATAGCGGCTGTACCAGCTACTCCAGGAATTGGCTTAGTAGCGGGACGATAAGAAGTAACTTCTTTAACGACAATCTCGCCAATGCCTGTACCATAAATCTCTGCCATCAGTTCGATGGAATCAATCGCTTTAACGATCTTGTCTTGCTTAAAATCTTCGTTTAGCTTATTTTTAATGTCTTCCACATCCAGAGGATTTTGATTGACATCCATGATGTCATCTTTAATGTCAAAAAATTCTCCTTGACCAAAGATAGCTTCCATGACCTCAGCGTGGCGGGTTTCAATAGCCTGCTGAGTTGCTGGAGATACGAGCCTGCTGCGCTCTGATTCTTTAGTTTTGTCCTCAGCAGCCCATTTACCACGGAAGATACGCTCGTATTCCTCCCAATCAGGGAGATAGTTTACATCACGATAATCACGCCAACGGTTTGTGTGATCAATAATAAAGCTAACAAGTTCCCTATCAGCTTCGCCTTCTTCACCGTTGTTTTCGTATTCAGTTTCTTTCATGTAAATCCTTAATATCCAGAAATTTTATCAAGAACCTCAAACTCGTCTTCTTCATAATCAGCGTTATAGTTGGCTATAGCAAGCTGATCGACATAACTCAAAGCGTCTACAAGGTCATCGTGTACATTGATGGTTGGAAACATAATGAGCTGGTCTTTAAACTCAGTCCAATCTTTTTCAGTGTTAAACGATATGCGACCGTGTTCCATCCGTCCCTGTAAAGACCAAATAATCCTGTCGGTCTTCTTTTTGTTACCGTGTGTCAGATCGTGAATATGAGCGTAGATGTTATTCTTTCTCATTAAATCGTTCAGATACGGCAATACAGCATTCTTTAATGCCCCTCGTTCAATTCCAACAGCGGCGGGTTGAAAATCCCTGATCGTTTTCAAGATATTCACAGCAGTCTGTCGAATATCCCAGCGCCCATGCTCAATGCTATGAACCCACCAATCACCGTTATCCTCAAGCTTTACAATCGCTATCGCTGTTTCGTCCAAGCGTTTCTTGGAAGCCCCAGCGTTTTTGGCGACATCCTCAAAACCAGCTAAGTCTACAGCCACATAGTAAGATCCGTATTGTGGTTCTTTAGTTTCCTTAAACCATTCTTCTTTGAAAACATCCGCACCAGTGTTATCAAAACTACTTAAATACTCCTGCTTAAATGCAAAAGAACTAAGAGTTTTCTGTGCTGCCTCTATCTCTTTTGGATCAATGGTTTCATTATCTTTAGTGGTGAAATGCCATGATTTCCATTCTTCGTCTTCTTCCTGACCGAGTTTAAATACATCGTAGAACCAGTTACGACCTGACGGTGTACTGATAAACAATGCTCGTCCCTTTTTATCAGACAACGATGCTCGAAGTATTTTTTGCCATACATCTTCTTTGATAAATGCACATTCATCCAGCACTACGTATGTTAAAGACATACCACGTAAACTATCAGGATTGTCTGCTCCACGAACCAATATTTTTCTACCGTTAACGAGCGTTATTTCAAGATTGTTGACATGACTAGTTTTTATTACTGGTCTGCCAAGATCGTGTAATAGTTCCCACAAAATTGTTCGAGCTTGCCCAAGTGTTGGAGCCACATACATTACATGACTACCTTCTGGACAGTTTAAAGCCTCAATAAGTAAAGACACAGCAGATAACCTAGATTTTCCACACCGCCGCCCAGCGGCTACAACTTTAAATCGTCGAGTATCTTTAAACACTTGTTGTTGCCATTTAAGCAACTGAAAATTTAGCTCTGCCATGTACTATAATTCCCTTTGCTTTCTAGATAAGCTATAGCTTTTCTGAGCAAATCAGGAGAATCTTTCAAATGACCGATTCCTCTATTGCAGTTTGTACAAAGAATTCCTCTAAAACTTCCAGTTCGATGGTTATGGTCTACGTGCAAGTTGTTTTTTACTCCACATAGTTCACACCCAGTTTCCTTTAATTTTGTTATTTCCTCTGTACTCATTCCATATCTTTTTAGATTTTTAGCAGCTTTTGTGTTTAAATTAAAACACGGCTTGCAATAAACCGTATATCCATCTTTAGTGCTTTTATTTTTAAAAAAATCACTTAAATGTTTATACTTTTTACATTTAATACAAGTTTTCATTTATGATCCCCTTTGAAAGGAACAGGTGTTTGGACACACGCACCTGTAAACGTGTTCAAAGCCGATCACTCGGTGTCCGAATCGTTTATTTCCTGTTCGGTAACATTAGCGTCACTTATGTCATAAATTTGTTCAGAATTTACCGATGGGGAATTTAATCCACTGATGTTGATACTTATTTGAGGCGTTTGTCCATTATTTTTACTTGCCTCAAATGTACTTACTGGGACAATCCTATCGACAATCAATTTCCATGCAGCAGCTTGATTTTTATGATCATCATTCAATGCTGCATCGTAAATAGCTTCCAGCACCTTAGCTGATTTAGGAGACATCAGCATTCGTTGCTTGTACTCATTTATGATCGCTGTGTCACCTTTGGGTCTACCCATGACACCTTTATTCTTGGTCTTAACAGCAACCATTTCACCCTTCTTGGGGCGACCTCTACGCTTTTTTGTTTCTTGTTCCATGTTTACCCTTCTGGACATGGTATGCCTTAGTACTTTGTAGTACTAAGA